TCAGCCAAAAGAACTTGATTGCCTTCACAGCAGGCACAGCCACCAGCGGCAATCTCTTCACCGCATAGCAGGCAGGCGATTTCGACTCCGCCGTTATCCCAGCCGTAGACTTCTACGTGACGGAGGTTGGTCAACGGCCATCACGAGCCGCAGCGGCCAGGACCAGGATGAAATACATCGCAGCCATGCCGGTGAAGAAGTAAATGATGGGCAAGAGGACTCCTTATCGGTGCATGATGCAGCGCGCCGGCACGTCGCTTGCTTTGGAGAGGTTCCAGACCGAACAGGGCGCATAAGCCCTGGTGGCGATGAAACCCAGGGTGAGAGTGATCAGGAGAAATGCGGCAGCAAGGTGCTTCACTACGGGGCAACCCTTCCGTGCTTCTCGTATGCGGCATGAGTGAGCGGCATGCAGGCCGCAAAGATGTCGTCCATCTGGTCTGCAACCATCCTGATTTCCTGCTGTGGGAAGGACGCGAATCGCGCATTCTCCCGCTGCGTACGGAGACCAAGGAAGTGCATGAGCGAGCGGGCGTTACAGGTCGCGTAGAAGCTGGTGAAGATGTTCACCGGCAACACCATTCGGGCCACCTCGCGGGCAACACCGAGATCCAGTAGCCGCTTGTACGCGCTGTATGCCTCGGTACTGATTCGCTCAATGTCGCCGCTTACGGTTCGCTGCTGCTTGTAGTCGCCGGCAACGAACTGGTACTTGCCCGGCTTCCCAACCTGCCGCAGCGGACGACCGTCCGCGGGCTTGTAGAAAACGGGCTCCAACTCCTTGTAACGCCCGCTCTCCTCGTTATAAGACCACCCAGCCCTGTGACGCATAAATTCCCGAGCGACGAAAATGGGCGCCTCGACCATGAAAGTGAAACTGGTGTGCTCGAAAGGCGATCCGTGCCGGTCGCGCATGAGGAAGTTGATCAGGCCCTCAACCGGAAGGTAAGGATCGAAGTCAGCCGACTCACGGCCAATAGTCGAGACACGAGCTGCCATCGTCACGTCGTCGTCGTAGGCGTCCGACTTGATGAGACGGACATGTACGTCGGAGCGGAATTCCACGTTTCTCCCATGCAAAAGGGGAGCCAGGCCGAACCCGGCTCCCCATCAACAGCGTGCGGTGTTACTTGTTGGCCTTGAAGCTGCCGTCCTTCTGCTTCCACAGGGGCTCGCACTGCGAACCCTTGTCTTCGGCCTGGCAGAACAGAGCCGACCAATTGGACTTCGAGACGAGAGAACGGCCGTGCGGGCAGTCGTCGCCGGCAACCTGCGGCGCCGACCCTCCGCCGCCGCCGCGCTGCTCGACCTTGCCTCCGTTGAACCGCTTCGGAGCACCGCCCCCACCGGGGTTGCCAGCACTGCCCTTGTACTGGCTGCGTGTGTACTCCGCCGCCTTCGAAGTGAGGTCGATCAGACCCTCGTTCTTCATCGCGGTCAGCAGCTCGGCACCGCGCTTAGCGGTTTCCTCGGCACTGTGCCCGAAGACAGTCGGAGTCAGCCATTCAGCGTCAAAGCCATTAGCGGCCTTGAGGGTGAATCCGATCTTGAAAGGTGCGGGACCTTCAGGGGCAGCAGTGGTCACAGGCTTGTTCTCCTTCTGCGGTGCTTCAGTGGCCTCATCCCAGGGGGATCGCTCGTCAAACGGGTCCGGATAGCTCACTCGGAATCCCTTCCTCTATTTCCATAGTGCGGTACTGGTGTCGCAGTTTCAAGTTTTAGCCGCTGTGACGGCTTTCACTTGCATTCCTCAGATAGGACAGGCGCCACTGGCGCAAATCTCATCAAACCCGGTGTCTTCGGTCTCGATGCCGAGACGGGCAGCCATCACGATGTACTGCTCTCGCGTGATCCGCTCGTACGGCGCCTGGTCCCGTGACAGCTCCGGGAAGATCGTGGAGCCCTTCAGCCGCGGCATGAACTCCAGCAGGATGCGGGCCACGTCATCCGCCGTGTACTTCTCGGGATCGACGGAGGCCGTGTAACTCACCGCCTGGTCAGCCCAATGCTCCTGGTACAGAGCCTGAACCGACAGCATGTCCTCAAGGGACAGCATGCCGGCGTGCTCGATCACGGAAGGGTCCATGACTTCACTGACAAGCGGGTCACGAGTCGGGATCTCTACCACCATCGTGTTCGCCGCGTAGATGCAAGGCTCGACCTTGTATCCCTTGTTCCGGTACTCCTCCACCTGTCGGACCTCTTCCGGCTCCACCATAGAAAACCGGATACGACGAAGGAAGTAATCGCTGAAAGGAGCATGAGCCGCCTCTCCGGACACGCCGGCCACCTTGGAAATCGTCCCCGTGGGGGCGATGACCCGCTTCTTGATGGGGACGGGGATGCGCATGGTGTTCGAGTACTCGACGGCAGCGGCGTCCACCTCTTCGGCCAGCAGCTTGAGCGTCTGCTGAACCTGCCAACTCTCGGCCGCCTCGCTGTATCGAAGCCCGACCTTGGCCAGGAAATCGGCAAAGCCCAAGTGACCAACACCGATACGCCGGTAACGAGCAATGGCCACCGCAGACTTCGGATCAGCCACCCCCGCACACGTGGCCCGGATCAGGTACCGGGTCACCAGTCGGTGAGCCTCCAACAGCCCGTCCGTGTCAACGTTGCCGCCGTAGTCCACGAACGCACCGAGGTTGACCGAACCCAAGTTGCACGGCTCGGCAGGCGTCAGCAAAGCCTCTCCGCATGGGTTGGTGGTGTAGACCCCATCAACCTCGCCAACGGCGCTCAGAGACGAGTTCCAGAAGCCAGGCTCCCCGTTGGTCAGGGAAGACTCAGCGAGCTGGTTGAGTACGAGCTGAGCACCTATGTGCCCGTCGTGCACCGCCTCAATGAAGGCGTCATCTACCTCGATCGATATGTTCGTTGTCCAGTGACGAGACTGGTCCGCCTTGCAGGCCAGGAACTCGTCAATCTGCGGGTCGTCCCATCGCATGATGGACATGCGAGCGGAGCGACGGACACCACCGGAGACGATGCACCGGGCGATCTCGTGGTCAATCGCCATGGCGTCCATGCCAGTGAGCCGGCCACCGATGAACCGTACGAGCCCAGCAGGGTCATCAGCATCGACGTCCACACGGCTGGCAAGAATCTTGCCGACCTCGGTCATCATCTCGGCAAACGGGGCCGGTCCAGAGGCCGTGCCGCCGAACGACCGCAGAGGGGCGCCCTTGTGCCGTACGCGGGACACGTCATACACACGGTCCCGGTGCCGGGTCTTCGAGTCATGGGACGTGCGGATGAGATCGCCCAGGGCATCAGCCCAGCCCTCTCGGGAGTCCTCAACTCCGTAGGCGCCGGCCCACGTGTAGGCGTACTCAGTGGAGATGAGTCCGGCCTCCACCATGTCCAGGTAGTCAGGATGGCTTGGGTCACACACCATGTGGACCTTCACCGGACTCACGACGGCCGGGAAATCGCTCAGGTAGTGGTTCGAGTAGTTGGCACCCACACCACCACCCTCCGCCAGGCGGAGAAGCGTGAACGTGAAGTGCTCGGCAGGGTCCTCGTACCAGCCAGCAGCCCAACAGTTGTTCAGCGCGTAGTCATTGACGCCGCTCGATTTCAGGTGACGGCCCGCGGGCATCACCTTCCACGACTCGATCAGCTCGACCAGCCGCTCAGTCTCGCCCGGCTCGATGTACCTCTCATCGACAAGGGCCACGTTGCCGGCGACCACTCGCCGCACGGTTTCGGGCCAGGTCTCCAGCTCACCGTTCGGCTTCTCTCGCCGGTAGGTGCGCTCATAGACAGTCTTAGCAGTGGGGGTCTTCCAGTTAGTCAGGGTCTTACCGTCCTCTCCGAATGTTTCGGTTCATTTCCAGCGCCAGGGTGTCAATCGCTCGATAGCCGCGCTTCTTGTCGGCGTCGTTTACGGGGCTCATCCCGTAGACGAACTGCCGCATGATGGCCTCTTGGTAGTCCTTGTTCAGGCGCCTGATGGCCTTCTCGGCGTCCATCCGTGCGGAAAGGATGTTGTCCGTGATGACGCAGCGCGTCAGGTCATCCTTCTTGCCGATCTGATCGGACACCTCGGCGTCTGTGTAGACGAAAGACCGCATCACGCCCCGCACTTCAGACGGAGTGTAGTAATAGTGGTCATCCATCAGGTCCCGGTAATCGCGCTCGCTAGAGGCGTATTGCCGTCCGGCCTTGTAGAAAATCTTCCTCAGAGTCTCTTCATCGTCCTGGTATCGGGCAATGATTGACTGCTGTTGGAGAGCGTGAAGCAAGATCTCTTGTTTCACATCGTCTGCCTCTACGATCTGCCACTTAGCCGTGATCTCGTATGCGATCTTCTCGGCCAGCGGCTCAAGGGCCTCCCAGTTGATTTCCGTCATGCAGCGTCCTTCATGAACTGACCCTTCGGGCCGCGCTTGATCTTTCCGTACCGCACACCTTCCACGACAAAAGAGCCGTCATCCTCAACCGGAATGGCCTGAGGGGTGGCGCCATACTTACCGACATAGAAGAGCCCGAAGCCCTTTTGCCAGTTAGCGGGTCCGTTCTTCAGGTATCCGGCCTTCTTCACGTCCATGAGATGCCCGACCTCGAACCCGTAGATGGTCTTCAGCTTCCCGTTATGGCCCGTTGTGTGAGGTGAGACCGCCAGGCGGTGAGTGTGACCCATAACGACCGAGACACCCGCCTTCACGGCCTTGAGCCGCGCAGTGGCTCCGGGTACCTGGTTCATGCCAGGGCTCTCGTGCCCGTGGATGGCGACCCATCCCGGGGCGAAGCTGTAGTAAGGGTCAGCCAGATCCCAACCGTGTGCCTTGAGCTGGAGAAGGGTTTCCATGCGATATGCCACGTCCTCATGACCGAGGGCCGGCGCCTTGCTGATGAGGTACTTCTCCGGGCGCTCGTCGTGGTTGCCCTTGAGAATCTTCTTCGGTCCGGTGAACACTTCACTGACGGGTCCGATGAAGTTGTCCACGGCGTATTGCGAGTCCCGGAGAACTCCGCCTTCGAACTCGGCCCTGGTTCCCGCGGACCAGCGGGAAGGGGCCGGGTAGTCGACGCAGTCACCAATCTGAATGACTTCGTCCGGCTGGTACTCGCCGATGAACTGGATGATGTTCTTCAGGGCCCGCTTGTCCTCGAAGGGCATCTGAAGGTCAGAGATGACTACAACTCGCTTCACTTGGCCCCCACTTCGAGCTTCAGCAGCTCGGCCAGGAAGCTGAGCGGGTCAGTCTTGACCTCGACGTACCGCTTGCGGCTGTCTTCGGTGGTCGTGTACCAGATGGTCAGCTCCAGGTAATCCGGGTCGCTGCCCCATCCGCAGGTGTCACACCCACTGCTGTAGCCAGTGCGCATCGCCCAGTCGTCTTCATCGATCCGAGCCGTCTTGGCCTCGATACCCTGATTGACTTCGAGCCACTTGATTATGAGAGCCTGAATTCGCTCTTCAACGGTCACTTCTCGGCCTCCAGGCGCTCTATCTCGCGGTTGATGTACCAGGCCGCCTTACGCAGGTCCGTAAGCGGCTCGTCGTGCTTGTGGTTGGCTCGAAGGATGTACTTCACGGCATTCCCGAGGCTGAAGTTCAGGTTCTCCGTGATGTCGATGACTTCCAGGCCCTTGGGAAGCCAGGTGTAATGCGACGGGTGATTCACCGCGTCGTCCGCCTTCTCGTCGCCGCCCAGTGACGACAGCTCGTCACCGGCAAAGGCGAGGGACTGACCACTCGCGAACGTCACCTCGTAGGGGAAGGGGTCGCCCTCGTAGATGTTCGTGATGACAGCCCGCTCATCCTTGAACTGCCGTGTGTAGATCGTGGAAGGGCGGGAGATGGAGACGATCTGACCAAGCTCGAAGCTCACTCGGCCTCCAGCTCGTGATCCTCGAAGAACGCGCCCAGGGCATCGAATCCGCCGTCAGGGTTGTCCAGAAGAACCGAGGTGGACTCCTCGACCTGGGCATAGTTCACGGCCTCGACCGTTCCCGTGAGGCCGGCAGTTCCGTCCGTGACGGTGGCCTTCACCCGGACTCGCGTTCCGGGCTTCCACTTCGACTTCACAGGCCGATCCTTTCTCGCAGGGCAGCAGCCCCGTACTCATGAAGGAATGAATTGGTGTCGTGGCCATCAGGGAAGACGATGACCTTGGCATTGGGGAGAAGGGCGGCAAGCTTCTCGGCCGCCTTGATTCCCGGTTCGTCTCCGTCAGCGATCACGTAAACGGTCTCGAATCCGATCAGGGGCGGGATGAAGTGGTCTCGCCATGCGCCGGTGCCTTGGTAGGCGATGGCCGGCACCCCAACGGATTCCCAGACCGCTGCGTCGAACTCGCCTTCCGTGACGACGATGAACGGGCTTTCGGTGATGAGAGCCGTTGTGTTGAAGAGCCGGGGTGCGTCACCGGGGAGACCCCAGTACTTCCCGTACCACTTCTTATGGCTGTCGTGGTTTTCCTTGCGGGTGGGGGCGAAGTAGTTACCTGCCTCGTCCTTCACGCATTCGTCAGCGATACACCTGAATCGCACGGTGGCGACGCCATGGGCTCCGCCTGCCGGCCGCAGATACGGGAGAACCAACATTCCCGTTCGCTGCTCATGACCAGTCAGCGCCGAACCGACGTATCCGAGGCGGAACTTCTCGGCCACGTCTCCCAGGCCGCGAGCCTTGATGTACTCCTCGGCCGGACTCCCCTTGAACTGCTGG